ATCCATGTCAAGTCCAGAAGCAGGTACATATTTAAAAGCACCATTAGCTTTATTGACTACCCACCAGCCACCTGCTTTTTTACCAGAGGCTTTAGCATAACCAGCTAACTGTCCTATGTATCCGAAACCATCACCACTGGCAAGGGTATCGTAGGATTCAAATTTGTTTCTATATGACCAGTCGGAAGCTGATTTAATATCATCGACAGCATCGTTAATGACAATATCATATGAGCCACGAATGCTATCGTCACCAACACTAAGGTGAACCGTTTCAGAATCTTCATACTTAATCCCCGCTTCTTTAAGTACTCCCTTGAAGACAGCTTCAACGATGTCTCCAAGCATCATGTTCATCATAAATGTATTTGGAAATGGTAATGCTACCTCTGGTTTATTTTTTTCATACCAAAGTTGGCAAGTGGGACGACCCACATTAGACATGCGTATTCTGAAATCGCCCCTCTTTTTACCACTACCAAACTGTCTGCGCATTGCATCAGCAACATCATTAGCTACTTGCTGAATGGTGTCCTCAGAGATAGTGCTGTCACCTTTGACAGCATTCTCCATGTACTGATGCAATGCTAGTTCAGCAGGATGATTCATTATGCTGCATCCTCATCGTCTAACTCAATGTTCACAAGGCCATCAACTACGTCAATGTCATCGTCTTCCATACGTGAGTTAGCTTTCTCTGCCCACTGGTTGATGATATAACTGTTGTAGTTATCAATCCAAGCCATGAAGTCACCAAACAAAACCTGATCTTCTTGGGTCAGGTCAATAGTATTGGATACATCAAGGGATGCCACAGGCACATAGTAAGATGCGCCAGTTGGTATCTTTCGCTCTTCTGTACTAGCAGAGATGATGTGTTGAGGTGGCAACCGCTGCATCTTAGCCAATGAAGCAAAGCTGTTTCCAATCTCCTTGAAAGCATCACGGTTATCAATCTCCCAAATAAATGGGGTAGGCTCCACATCTACTTTCTCTCCTTTATCATCAGTAGGATTAACCAACTCAACAACGCCCTGTACAACACGTACACGTTTGATCTGCTTAATCAAGTCCTGCATCTTCTCTGGCAAAGCCTTGAAGTCTTTGATGTAACCTGCAGGTTTACCACAGTTAAAGCCACCATCATTATCTTTAAGATCATATTCCATCTTACTGTCATCTGTCATCAAACTCTTGATGAAACGATTAGGTGTTTTAGCATCACCCATAACGTAACGCTTGTACATGAAGCGTTGCAGGAATGGACGCATCTTAATACCAGAGGCATAGTAAGTCTGACCATCTGGAATCTCTAGCTTGTATGCTCCACCCTCAATTACTTCTACGTTAACATTCTTGCCGTTAACTTCTGCAGTACCCATGATGGGTGAGTGATGGATGCGTAACCTAGCCAACTGACTAGACTTAGATGATCCTGTAGTCTCGTTTGACGTACCCATAGCCTTTGCCATAGCTGCGTAATTGTTAGTGTCGATTGTCATTAATTGTGTCATACATTTCTCCTTTGTTTTCTGCGAATAAGCCATAGTTATATCACGCCACGTCTTTAGTGTCAAGCCAATTCGGGCCGATTTTTGACTCTAAAAGTAGAGGAACATTAAAATTTATTCCCCATCGTGTCATTATCAGTTGAGGTAATTCCTCATTAGTACTGTTTATGATATTGATTACCTGATCTTCTTCATCAGGATGTACATCAATAACAATACTGTCGTGTACCGTATTCACTATGCAAGAATTTTTACCCTGCAAAAGATGTTCTATGTGCAATAAACACAGCGGTACTATATCACCTGTAGCAAATCCCTGCACAGGGTAATTCTTTATCTGTGTAAAGTGTGACACCCTGCCACTAGCACGTCTTTCTACATCAGGAAAAGAATACTCACGTCCTGACGGTGCGACTATTTTAGATGTAGTTAAAGCCTCTTTAGCCAGTCGGGAATGCCAAGCTGCGACACCTTTGTACTTTTGGGTAAAGTGTTCGTAGTAGGCTGCTTCTGCTTTTGTTCTGCCGTATCCCGTTGCGCCGTAGAGTGGAGCAAACGTATGCGCCTTTGCATCCTGCCTACTCGTAGGCTGACCAGCATCACTAATAACTTTAGCGGTGTATGCGTGTACATCAAATCCAGTAGATACTTCTTCAATTGCTACCTCGTCCTGTGATAAGTAAGCGGCAGCACGAAACTCTAGCTGCGCAAAGTCAGCCTCAAGTATCTTACCACCATCAAATCGGGACACGAATACTTTCTTAACAGGAAACGTGCCGCCCCGTGGCATGTTCTGCATATTAGGATTAGCACCAGACAGTCTACCTGTAGCTGTACGATGCTGCAGTAAGCTAACGTGTAGCATACCATCTTCTTTAGTATATGTCTTGATGCCATCAACAAACGATGACAGGTAGGTATCAATAGCAGACAGTCTTCGTACCTTATACAAGAAGTCTACTGCATCATCCATACCCTTAGACTTAGCACCTGCCTCAAGCAACTCAAGGTTGCCCTTGCTTGTGGTAAAGCCGTTGGCACTAGCCCACTTAGCTGTAGGCGGCTTGAACTTGAAGCCAGCCTGAACATCAGTAGGATTAAACAAGAAGCCAGCGGTATCACAAGTAGGACACTTGCTAGGCTTTGCGAATGGATCACCATTCTTCTTGGTCTTGCGTATGTAGCCACTACCGTTACACGTGGAACACTGGACTGCATTAGTCCTGTACAGTCTTTGTGTACGTGTAGCAACCATCTGTCTGAACTCAGTGTCTGTCATGTAGGGATCAACCAACGATGCCCAATCACTCTTATCAAGAACCTTACGACCATAGATAACCCAAGACAATTGCTCTGGGCTGTTAAGATTGATAGGTGTATCACCCATCACCTTACGCACGTGAACCTGTAGGTCAGCAGTAAGTTTCTGTTTCTCTTGCTCAAACTCCTCACGCACTTCCTCTAGCTTAGTCAAGTCAACGGCAAAGCCACGCTGATATATCTTAGTCAGGCATTTAGCTACACGATTGGTCAATCGAACAGTAGACAATAAACCTGTGTCCTTTTCTGTATTAAGACGATACCACAGTTTATCTGAAAGCTGCTGCGTAGCGTGAAGGTCAGCAGATAGATACTCACACAACTCGTTGTATGGTATGTCTCGTGTGCTGTATCCCTTCTTGAAATACTCCTTCAAGGTATCCTGCTTCTTTGTGTCACACTCGTATCGTTCTGCACAAGCCTGTAGAGACAGTGGTTCTTTAACACCACGCTGCAATACATACTCAGCAAGCATAGTATCAAACACTGCACCGTCATACTTGAACCCTGACTCCCATAGCCATAGCAAATCATATGCCACGTTATGACAGATCAATACAGTAGCTTGGTCAAGATACCACTGCACACGCTCATGGTAGTCAGCTTGACTAGGTACATCAGCATGGTCAAAGGGGAAGTGATGCTCAACACCTTGGTCAGTCAGTACACCCACCATAGTCAATGAGTTGGTAGGCTCAAAAGGATCAAGATGCATCTTACCGTCACGATGCGTTACTGTATTCTCTACGTCCAATGTTAGCTTCATGCTGTATACCTCGCTGTCTGATATTCTAATTCACAGTGTACAGTACCATGCCATCCTGTCAACTTATTTTTTACCACGTTGAGATGGCGTTCAATATCTTCTTCATCCTGCCCTTGTACTGGTGGGTTCTTCGCAATCAATACCATCAAGTCAGCTTCAGCAGCCTTACCTGTACGAGAACCTTCCATCATAGATTGATTAAGGATAACCTTGCCTTCTGCCTCTGCTGATAGCTGCGACATATAGAACATTGCACAGTCATGCTGCTTGGCAATCATACGAGCATGGACTGCATTAGCTTTGAGGGCTTCATCTGCACGGGCAAACCCACCTGTCTTGGCAAACTTATCTCCCATATCCAACAGAACTATGTCAGGCTTGTACGCCTTGCATACGCTCTCTACCCAATTCATGTCACGTCCTGTAGCATCTTTGATCTTGATACGTTCCTTCACAGGTGCATACAAGTCACGAGCCTTGCTGGGGTTAGCCTTTACCTCTTGCATAGTCATGCCTGTGGCAGCAGTCAAGTATCTTGCACCCACACGGTGATAGCCTTCCTCGTTACATAAGATAATACAGTTAGCACCCTGATGTGCAAACCCACCCGGTGAGGCAATCAAGCTGGCATGAAAGGATGTCTTGCCAGTGTTAGGCCGCGCACCAATCTCAATCAAGTGACCAGCATTAACACCCTCAACCTTACGAACCAACGTAGGTATATTGAATGTCCATCGTGCCTCAAGGTCATTACGAGC